CGTTATCGATGCCAATTCTCACTATTATATTGGTATCGGTAAATCTGACGTATTCAATGAAACAGACACTGTAATTTCTCCAGTAGATAGTAGATTTGAAGAAAAAGAATTTCGGAACAATTTACAATCAATCAAAAAGGTAGAAGGTGTAACATTTACAGCGAAAAGATATAATTGGACTTCTGGTTCAGTATACTCTGGTTGGGATGACGCCGAAGACGCTACGACTCAGTATCCATTCTATGTTATGAATGATGCTAAAGAAGTATACATCTGTTTGGAAACAGGTCGAACTGAAACTGGTGAGATTAACGTTTCTACGATTGAACCGAACTATGGTGCGTTAGGTGTAGATCATAAACTTCATTTTAAAACAGGTGACGGTTATGTATGGAAATTCTTATTCACATTAACACCTGAGAATATTTTCCAACACTTATCTTCAAACTGGATTCCTGTTTCTCTTCCTCAAGATTCATTAGCTGGCGGTGATGCGATTGAGGATTTACAATACGAAGTAGCAACAACAGCAGTTGGTGGTCAAATCATTCGTGGTGAAATTACAAATCCTGGTTCTGGATATGTTGCTGTGCCTAGCGTTACTGTTGTTGGTGATGGAGAAGGCGCTACTGCTGTGGCATATATTAATAATGGTTCAATATCTAAAATCGAAATGACAAGTTATGGTCACAGTTACACATATGCGACCTTTGTTATTAATGGTGATGGTGTAGACGGTAAAGTTCGCGCGGTCATTACAGATTCAAACGGTATTGGCGCAGATCCTGTTAATGATTTAAGAACAAGTTCAGTTATGTTTAACATCAAACCAAATGGCGAAGAAAGCGGTACATTCATCGTAGAAAACTCTTTCCGTCAAATGGGATTGATTAAAAACCCATTGACTCCAACTGGTATTGCGTTCACAAATACTTCAGCGAAAGTTCTTCCTACTCTAGAGTTGGATGGAACTTCTCCTTTTGAGTCAGGTAAGACAATTACTGGTGCTCAGTCAGGTGCGGTCGCTTATGTGAATCAATCTGAAGGTAGTATTGTCCACTTCCACCAAAACGAATCAACTGGATTCTTATCTTTCCAGAATGGTGAAAGCGTAACTCAAGAAGGTGTTGTTACAACAGGTGTTATCAATGCTCAACAACCTAAAAACGGAATCGATCGTTTTACAGGTGACGTTCTTTATATCGAGAATAGATATCGTATCAGACGAGACGCTGAACAACAAGAAGATATCAAGATAGTGATTACAATTTAGGATAACCGATGACTAATTTTACAAATAAGACATTCAAAGAAACATATCGTGACTTTTATGATAAAAGCGACGGTTATCATCGAGTATTATTCAACTCAGGTCGAGCATTACAAGCTCGGGAGTTAAATGAACTTCAATCAATCTTACACGAAGAAATTGCGCGTTTCGGGCGTAACATCTTTAGAGAAGGTGCGATGGTTCAAGCTGGCGGTACGATGTTGGATAACTCAAAAGAGTATATTCGACTTCAGACTGGCACAACTGTACCAGAAGGAATCGTTGGACAGAAATATGAAAATCCAGAAGGAATCAAATTCCTAGTAGAAGAATTTCACGAGGAAACTGAACAAGATCCGCCTACTCTAATTGTGCGTTACTTAGACACTACTGGTGTTACAGATACTGCTACTCCTGCTCGTGTTTCTGCTGGAGACGTATTGACTCCAGTTGGCGCTACTACATTCCCATTAACAGTCGCGCCAGAAGGCAGTATTTCTCCTGTTGGTACAGGTACGACTATCTCAGTAAACGAAGGTGTATTCTTCGTGGACGGTCACTTTGTACACGTAGCAGAACAAACAGTTTATATTGACAAGTATAGTTCAAATCCGACTGTTGACTTTGGGTTCAAAGTAGTAGAAACTATCGTCACAGAAGGTGAAGACCCATCTTTATATGATAATCAAGGCGAATTCCCTAATACGACTGCTCCAGGCGCTCATCGTTTTAAAATTGAATTAACACCAACAACTCGCGATCAACTAGGAGAAACTGATAACTTTGTATTTGTTGCGCGTATTGTAGAAGGTGTAATTACTCGCGACGTTGATACAAACGACGCATACAATACACTCAACGACTTGCTTGCCACACGCACCAAAGAAGAATCTGGCGATTACGTAGCAAAAGAATTTAAAACAGTCATCGAAGAAAAAGATGATACTACGTTAGACCTAGAAATCACTCCTGGAACCGCATATGTCGATGGATATCGTCTAGACTTTGGTACTACTAATTTAGACTTAGATAAAGCTCGAGAGACAGCTACACTAAACAACGACAGCGTTACTGCTCAATATGGTAACTATGTAATCGTAGACGAAACTGTAAGTACAGGTCTCACTGAACTCACTACATTTGGTCAAGTGAGTCTAGGTGGCGCGAGTACAGCAAACGTTCGTGCGATTGAAAATGTTGGTGGCGAGTATCGTCTATATCTCTTCAATATTAAAATGGAAACAGGTGTAAGTTTCAGAGACGTAACTACAATCACTGGCGCTTCTGGTTCGATTACATTAAAGACTCCAGGATTATATGGATCTATCAATAACTCTTTATTGTTCCCATTATCAAATCCAAAGGCGTCTGCTGTTACAGATACTAACTATACAGCGCAACGTACAATCGAAGCTACTTCAGACGCTTCAGGTGAGATCTTTATCGCTGAAACAATTAACGCTTCATATGTTCCAGTAATCTTCGAGGTAGGCGTTGGAGTAGCGACAGGTTGGTCTGTAACTTCAAGTAAAATAACTGGATTAACTCCGTCTACTAACTACATCGTGACTTACTATTTTGAAGCTCCGAATCCAGTAGTTAGACCAAAATCAGCAACCATAGTAACAGAAACAGTGACTTTGGGTCAAGGTACTGCTCCAGTAGAAGGTCCATTTTTCACTCAGAATGATACAATGTGGCGTGTTGATAATACAACTGGCGCAGTTAGTATTGTGTGGAATGGTGAATTAATCACTTCAGCAAGTTCTGCTTCTACAGTCACTACAATTAACGCAGACGGTTATCAGTATACTCGCGGAACAGTACAAACTCCTACATTTACAGCAACGTATACTGCTCCGACTTCTACTACTATCAACTCAGTAGACTTCATCGGTAACTACGCAAGAGACTTGACTTTCTCAAGAACACGTACAAGTTCATATGCTGCTCCAGAGTATGCAGGACAAGTGACGGAGTTCTATACTCGATTTAGCCCACCAGCTGGTCCAGATCCAGGCGAACCTGTAGATTATTCTAGAACTGTGACTCAATACTATGCTCGCGAAGATTCTACACAAGATTTTACTTCTGACTATACCAGAACTTCTTCGTACACACGTACACGCGCAAGTTCATATATTGGTTACTATACACAAAATGGTAGTTCTAATGGTGGCGATTATACTTACTATGAAGTTTCTCGTCAATCTTTAGCGACTAGTGGTTCTGATACTTCATCTATTGAATTAGACTATGCTGATGGTATCAAACTCATCCAAGTATTAGATCAAAACCTCAATAATGTAACAAGTTCATTTGAATTTGATGGTGGTCAACGCGATAATTATTATGGTCCAATTAAATTGAGACTTAAATCTGGTCTGACTGCTGCAGCAGGTTCTGAATATTCTATCACTTTTGAATATTACTTCCATGGTGATGGTGATTATTTCAGTGTCGAGTCTTATTCGGGCGACTACTCAATTATACCAAAATATAAAACTTCTGCAGGAGAAACAATATCTCTAACAGATGTGTTGGACTTCCGTCCTGTGATTCTACCTTCTGGTGTAAGCGTTGGAAGTATTAATCCTCTACCTAAAAATAAGAGTATCATTAGTGTAGACGCGACATACTACCTACCAAGAATCGACGTATTAGTTGCTAATACATTAGACGCTAAAGGTCGTCGTGGTCTTGGTAGACTGCAAATAATTAAAGGTGAATCTTCATTAGATCCACGCGTTCCTGAAGTTCCGACTGGTTCATTATCATTATTCCAGTTCGATTTAAACGCATACACTTCAGATAAAAACGATTTATCGGTAGTTAAGATTCCACATAAACGCTTCACGATGAAAGATATCGCGAAGTTGGAAGATCGAGTTGATACTCTGTATGAATTAACTACATTAAGCCTGCTTGAAGCTGACACTGCTTCATTAATGGTACTAGACGAGAACGGTAACAACCGCACCAAGTCTG